CGTGGCAGCAGGGACAGGTCACTGACGTCATTTTGGACTACTTTGGATTAACCGATCAAGGCCTCGACGTCTATCTTCGGCGGCTGCAGCGGCGCCACACCGACCGCCATCGCCAGCGCGACCAGGCCGTCGATACGCCCGGTCGACTTGCGCTTAGAAGGTTTGCGATTACCTGCGTCGTCCTTCACGATGACGGTATTCATCACACAGGCTTTGAGCACCGGATGGTGACCGTGACGCAGGTTGCGGTCAAGCAAGATCTGCGAGAGCTCGCGCAGGGCTGGGGACATCGAGGCATAACCCTGGCCGAACTCGACAAACCGATCCTTGATGAACTGCTCGCTGAAACCGGCCTTTTCGAGCCAGGGCGTCAAGTGGCGCATATTCCACCGATCGAAAGCCAACTTGCGGACGTTGTATCGGTTGAAGATGTCGCGCAGAAAATGCGCCACATGTTCATAGGCCACCGTGCGTCCCGGCGTTGTTTGCAAGTAATTTTCCTTGACCCACAAATCATACGGCACACGATCGACGGATGCCTTCTCGACGAGACCCTCTTCAGGAAGCCAGAACGTCGGATGTACCATCCATTTGCCGTGCGCCTTACCGATCAGCACGAGCGCGGTGAGATCTTGCACTTCAGAAAGATCCAGCCCGCCGTAGACCTCGAGGCCCTCGATCGGCAACGCCTCGCCACCGCAATCATTCCACACGTCCGGAGCGCAAAACGGATTCTCAACCTCGACGCGTCTGTTGAGAATCAGATTTTCGAATTCCGCCTGGCGAGCCGGCATGCGTTTGGCATCCTGCGCCTGCGCCAAAACCTCCTTCGTCGATAGGAAATTTCCGAGCGCCGGATTGGCCTTGAAAATGGTTTCGTATTCAAAAGGATCGTCCTCGAGCGGCGCCGTGTAGAGCTTGCACACCACGCTCGGGTCGTTCCCCGCCATCGCGTCGTCGATCAGGATCGAGAGCAAGTCTTGATCCGTCGGGGCTTGCGTCGAGATGATAATGGAAAGGGGCTCCGCATGGGCGCCCGTCGCGGTCTCCAATGCTTCGTAGAGCTCTGACCTAGGCCCCCGGACGAGCCCCAGCTCATCGTGGATGACCAGAGCAGGCGAGAGACCGTAAGCAGTCGTTGCCTCAGCCGCAAGCGCGCGATAGCGCGTCCCGAGGTGCGGACAAGATAAGGATTTCGACGACTCATGAATCAGAACCGTCTCGCGCAGAACCGGATTGAGCCGCACCATCTTCGCCGCCAGTCCAAAGATCAGCGCTGCCTGATCCCGACTTTGCGCGGCGCTGTAGATCTGCGAATTCTTCTTTGCTTCCACTCCACAGAGATGGACGAGCAAGATCGAGGACGACAACGAAGTCTTGCCGTTCTTGCGACCCATGCTCAGAATCGCGCGCCGGGTCTGATTTGGATTGTTGTAAATCTCTTCGATAAATGTCTTTTGCCATGACGTGAGCTCCAACTTCTGCCCGACCTTGGCGCCCTCGGGCACGACACAATATTTCTGGATCCATCTCCACACCGCCTCGCCGCGGGAGCCTGCCGGATCCTTCGGCGGTCGACCGCGACGCTTCGGAGGATCCGGCGGCTTCCGCGGTGGCCTGGGCGGCCGTGCCGGCGGCCGCTCGAGCACGTCACCATCGATGATGAAGTCGATCGGCATCAACCCTCCCACGGCCGCGCAGTAATCGTGAGCGTCCGCCTCTGGCGCTCGGTCTCGTTGGTCTTGGCCAACCGCGCGATCTTGGTCAGCCGCAGATCCGCCGACGCGCGCTCGACGCCGGCCTGCTCACGCCGGAACATCCGCCCGAGCCGCTCGGCCTCGTCGACGTCACCACGCGTCAGCGCAGCATGGTAGAGCGGCCAAATCAATTCACGCGCCACGACATGCTCGCACAAACCGGTCAGAACCGGAAACGTCCCTCGGTCGAACCAACGCGAAGGCATCGCATCCACAACCGAACGCCATACCTCCGCCTGCGACTCGGGCATCTCCGCCGGCGGTGGGGGCTTGCTGCCATCCTCGAAGAGTGGAACAACTTCAAGGTCGGCGGCGGCCTTCTTTCCACGCTTCTCAATCACGGGAGACTCCTATGGATCTTAGCGCCGTCGACGCGCTCGCCGTCGACATGGATTTGAAGCATCTCGGCGCCCGCTCCGAAATGATCGCCGCTGTCTGGCTGCTTGAGCGCGGCTATGAGGTGTTTCGTAATGTCAGCAGCGCCGGGCCAATCGACTTAGTCGCTGTCGATCCGACTGACCGCGATGGCACCGTCTACCTATTCGATGTGAAAAGCGAGATGACGCAAGGCACGAGCCTTAAAAGCCGCTCGACAATTCAACAAAAAATTGGCGTCAGAACACTAATTGTCGAGCGCTGGAACCAAAATGATTGTCGAATCCAGGGGGAATTTTCCCATGCTAGAAAAACGGTTTCTAGAAGACGATTTTTTCCACAGACCCTACCCGAATGCACCCAAAAGAGAAAATAACTGTTTTTAGAGATTATCAAGATGTATCAATAGCTTAAAACTGTTCCTTTCTACATCGCGTTAGATACCCAGAATAGCGATAGTCGCATTTCGGCCCTATCTAGTGTAAATTATTGATTTTATTCAACTTTCTACCACCAACAATTTTCTTGAGAATTTTTTTATGGCTGCGACCGCCGCCGCGCCCGCCAGCGGGATAATCTTCTACGAAATCTAACTACCCCCCGATCATTGATATTGTTGAAGTTTCTGAACCCGCGTAGTCATTGGACTACATCGCGTAGTTGGCGATTTTCGATGCGACAAGTCTTAAAAATGATTTTCTACGTCGATTCAGGCCGATTGCCGATGTGTGGATTGTCTAGAATACAACCTCAAAGTGCAAATTGTCTAAATGATTTGATATTACAGATAGATAGTCAAAAAGTACGCGATCAAGAACGCAATGGCGAACGCGAGCGCTGCTTTGGGCGTCTTGGTTTGGTCGATCGATCGCATAGTCCATGTTGTGCAATGCTGGTCTCGAGCGCACGCGTAGGCTCCGCGCGCTAGGGCAGGCGTAGGGAGTTCCTAGGGGACTGGTCGGCATGGAGGTCCCAGAGGCACCGGATTAGCGCACAGGCGGCTACGGCTACGTCAGCGCCGGCTATTATAAACCGGATGCCGGGGATCTGTAGGCATGCCGTTTGCACCGATCCTGGTGTCGAATCCGCGCGATTCGACCATCCGCTTTTCGCCGTTGTGGCACTCGAAACAGAGCGACTGCACGGCGCCCAACCTGAATCGGTTCCAATCGCCGCGGTGTGGCTCGATGTGGTCAACAACGCAGGCGATCACGCTGAGCTCGCCACGCGAGGCGCAGGATCGGCAGAACGGCTCAATCTGTAGCTGGTGACGTCGTCGTTTTTGCCAAACGGCGAGGTCGTACCAGGGATCATATGCTGGGTGACGTTTTGACACAATTGCGTAGCCGGGATCGCGGATCCGAATTGGATCCAAGGGGTGCGATCGAAACGAAGCGAACGAAGCGCTCTTGAGTAACGACGGACGTTAACCGGTGTTCGCCGCGCGAACGCTGTTGCTTCGATCCAAGGGCCTGTGACGTCTATGCCGCCGCTTTCGACGCGCAGGCTTTGGCGTAACAGCACTGGGCTGTTTCAACAAATCTTCCACAAAACACGAAACTGGGCAATAGCGACCGAGCCAATCGACGAGGATCACGCATTTTCCCTGGTCGAGCATGCGCTCGAAGAGTGCAGCTTGGCCGGACATTGGACCGCCGCGGACGAGGACATGGTCGCCTGATTCGAACGGCGCGGGCTGTTCGGGGGTAGGCAACACGCCTGTGGGATCTGACGCTGCCATCAATTCGCAGACTGTACGGTCGACGATTGCGTCGGTTCGGAGGAAATCAATAACGCCGAAAGTCGATTTGAGCACATGAAAATACCGCCAAGCTTCGCCCAGGAACAGGTAACGCGGAAAAGCGGGAAAGCGACGA